TCCATAATTTTCTGAAGTTTATTTTTTGTATTAATCTTCAGCTGCCTGATATCCCATCTAAAGTGTCCAGAGTCAATAAGTTTTAAACCATTACGTTCTCTGTGAGAGTTAGCATCAGCAAGTTTGTCTACCTTTTTAAATACTTCATCTATTAACTCTACACTTATTTCCATCATATTGTAAGCTACTTCATGACTGCGGTTTTTAAAAGATTTCATCTATAACTCCATACTCTAAGCATTCATCTGGAGTCAAGTAAAAGTTTTTCTTGTAGGTTTTATCATACCAAAACTCTGCATCTTTTTCACTCAACTCTGCCATCCAAGAACACCATTGACGTTCTTGTTTTTCAACTTGATCTACTTCTTCTTTCGTTTCAGCATGAGACCCTCCTATGTAGTAAGACATTTGGTGTGCCATAAACACACAGTATTTAGACATGCGACGTTTCTTACCTGCTGCTAATAATAGTGTGGCTGCACTCATTACATGTCCATATGCTTCTGTTACTATACGACAACTAGAAGCATTAAGTCTGCCTATCATAGCTAGGGCATCATAGACTGAACCACCTGGAGAGTTTATTCTTATAGTTATAGTTTTCTTACTAGCCCTTTCTAGTTCACTTAGGGCGGCATCTATGAATGCAAAACTATGGTCATCTATCTCTTCGTTAATCTGAATAACTCGATCTACAAAATTAACCCCCTGGTCAAAGAGGTAGTCGAGTCTTAACTTTTCTTTATCTACATCTTTAGTCCTGCTCATCTGATGGCTCCGATAGGTTAGGAAGGTCAAATAATAAATAAGGGTGATAAACAAAATTTTGTTTAGACGCTAGTTTATCTGCCATGCGAGTATGGTGGGTGTAAACTCCAGCCTTGTCGGTTGAATGACCCGTTGCGTCTAAAAGAGTTTTTCCTATCCCCATATTTCTGAAGGTATGCTTAACATAAAGATAGTGGATAACCAGGATACCATCTACCTCCCCCGATACTACGTAGCCATAAAGCTGAGAAGGGTCGGAAGGATTACAAGCCATGAGAATCTTTGAGTCCTCAAGAATACGACGGATAAGTTTATGGTGGTCTTCAAAATAAATAGTGTTTGTAATCTTGTCGGCAAAGTGAGAGACCCTATAGGACTTCAGCCAACTATTGAATAAAAATGGAAGGTCATCCTCTATCAGGGGACGGAGTCTACAATTATCCACCTTACACCTCTTCGTCTAAGGAATCAGAGGCTTGTTCTTTTTTAACTTCTAGTTCTACTGCTTGCATTTGTGGATATGCTCTGACTAGAGCTTTGAGTTCGAACTCTAATTCTTCTATGAGTTCTTCGATTTGTTTTTGTTGCATTCTAGCATGACCGATTTTTCCATAAATAAGGTCGGCTTGTTTTTGGTATAATTCATTCGCTTTCATTATTGCTCCTTTCGTTCTTATCTATTGTATCTGTATTATTATTTTCTAAGACCCGTTTGGCTAGGCGCAGCAATTCGACATCTGACATAGCCGATAAATCCTGGGCATCTGCAATCTCTCGTTCTTCACGCTGGATCTTAACCAGGGACTCCAGGTAGCCTTGGACTATACGAGCCTCCTTGGGATCTAAGGTCACACCCCTGACTGCCTTGGATCGGTAGTGGGCTAGCTCGGCTCCTATGATGGCTTTAGCGTCGTGTAGGAGCAGTTCCGTGGCTGGGATGACTGAACTAGTCTCCAAAGATATGGGACGCTTTTTAGGCGGTAGTACGATGCGCTTAGGGCTCTTTTTGTCTTGCGTCATTTTGGTTCCAGAAAGGGGTTTATATTATTCAGTGTTATGCAGGTTTTATAATTTGTCAAGCCTTTTTTTGACCCCCCCATGTCTAGGGATCTTAACATTTGCTACATAGATTGCCAGGATATCTTAACACTTCTGAGGCAGTCTGTCTTAGCATAGATTAATATTAATAATTTTAAATACTTGAGTTTAGTGTGAACAAAAAAAATTGAGTAGGGCTTACGTTTTCTCGGGGTCTTCTGTAAAGGGTATTCAAAGTTTTCTCGTAAGTAGTCGGATATGCGTTGAGTTGTGTAGCCTTCGCCATGTAATTCTAGTATCTTAAGGTCAATTTTAGGTAAAAAGGTGGCGTTTTGGCTTAAAAAGCTTGCTATATTATAGTATTTCTCGATAAATAAATTGTATTTTGCCCTAACAACGCTCGTCGGTCTCTTTAGTATTCCACTGTATTCATCGATTGTAAACTGGTCTCTATTCTTTCCAGACCGTTCAATATCGTCAAAGCCGGACTCGTCGAGTATTTTATACCATGCTTTTTGTAACTCTTTAAATGAGGGCGTTTTTTGCTTTTTTTTGCTCATAACTAATTGTACATTTTTTATTATAAAAAGTCTTGTAGGTTTTGTCTGATTGTGTTATACTTTAATCATCGGGAGGTTTGAATGAATAAAAAAGATGCTTTTGTTATATTTTCAGTGTTTCAATCTAGGTTAAGCCATCAAGATAACATGGACAACCACAAAAAGGTTCTTAGACATCTTAAGGATTTTGGTCTTAGGTTTAAGGTGGTTGAGGGTGTTTATCGTGGCGAATCGGAGTTGTCAATCTTAGTGCCTGTTATCAATCAGGTGTTTGACCTTGCAACCGTTGAGCAGTTGGCGCACATTTACAACCA